ATAATTATTATTTTATATTTAAATCATTTTTATATTTTTATATTTTTATATTTTTATATTTTTATATTTTTATATTTATATTATTTGAGATATAAAATTTAATATATTATAATTTTTATTTTATTTTTAAATTTTTTTTTTTTTTTATTTTATTTGTTTTTTTTATTTTATTTGTTTTTTTTATTTTATTTGTTTTTTTTATTTTATTTGTTTTTTTTATTTTATTTGTTTTTTTTATTTTATTTGTTTTTTTTATTTTATTTAAATGATTATTAAATGGAATATATCTTAAAAAATATTTATCATATAATTTATCTCCCGATTTTAAATTTAATTTTTTTAATTCTCTATATCTAATTGCCTTCTCATTTTTTATTTGCTCTAATGTCTTTTGTTCTCCATAACATCTTATTGTAAATCTTTGTAATAAACCTTTCTGTTGTAATCTATTCTTTAATTGAACTTGAAATAAATATTCCGACATACATAATAATCTATTCTCATCATAATATTCTCTATTTGCATATATAAATATTAAATAAAATGATAACATAGTATCTATAGTCGCTACTTTTACATTATATCCATTTATATTTATTGTATTATAACTATGACAAGAATTTGTTTTATATATATATGCTATTATATCTTTATTTACTACTATTTCATAATGTTCCTCTATATACTCACCTATTGGTTTCTTTTTATTTATTTTTACATTTTTAAATCCATATATTTGAAATTCCTCTTTTAATATTATTGCACTTTTATAAGGCTCCTCTGATAATATATCAAAATCTGGTATCGTTTTTATTATTCGTTTATAATTTTTAGGCATATAATTACTATATAAACTTGCTGCATATCCACCAAAAAATATTAAATTTTGATTTATAAAACTCTTTCTTGCTATTTCATATATTAAATTTCTCTCATTTATTGGACCCTCATATTTTCTTTGAAAATCCTGAATATTACAAGCTTTTCCATGTAATGGATATACTTTATTTAATAAAGTTAATCTTTTTAATATCTTCTCCCATCTTGTTACATCACCCATCGGACGCGATAATTCTAAATACATAGACATTCTTAAAAAATTCGGAGGACAATAATTTATATTATTTATTTTTATTGATTTATTATATATATTATCAAATAAACTTTTTTCTAAATAAGTTATATCTGCTATCGGTAAAAAATTTACATATACTTTATATGTTCCTTCATGTATTCCTGATTTCGCTTCTACTTCTGTATATCCTTTCTTATAATATAAATCTGCCAATTTTTTCGCATAATTCATAGCTGTCGGACTAAAAAAATCATAATCTGGCAATTCTATATCTCTATTATAAAATTTATATTTATCTGGTAATATATTATTTATTGCAGTTCCACCATAACATAACGTTTTATGTGTTTTTAAAAAATTCTCCAAAATGTTTATTATTTTTATTGTATCTTCTGATTGAACTATCTTTTGTCCTACTATTTTTGCCGCTTTATATATATTATTTCTTAATATTTCTAATTCTTTATCTTCAAATGATAATTTAGCCATATAAATATATATACTATATATATATTTATAATAATTTATCTATTTTTACTTTTATTATTCTTTATATTCTTTATATTCTTTTTCTATATTCTTTTTCTATATTCTTTTTCTATATTTTTTTTGTTATTATTCTTTATAAATTTATTAACTTGTTGTTATTGGACTTGTTGTTGTTGGAGTTGTTGTTGGAGTTGTTGTTGGCGGTGTCGCAGGTAATGACGGAACTTTAGGAGTTATACTTGGTAATGTTGCCGCTGTTCCTCCTATTTGAACTTGTGCGTTTGAAACTAATGTTACTCCAGGACTTGATTTTTGTGCCGGTGTTAAATCACTTCTTAAATTTGATGGTTTTAATACAAAAGAATAATTTCCCTTTTCTGTAAAAAATATATTATAACCAATTAAATGATTGTCTAAATTTTGAAATTTCATAGCTATTATTTGACAACCATTCGCTATTGGAATCGTATAATCATAATTTATTATACTATTCTCTAATGTCGGTATTACCATAATTATATTATTTTTAGAATTTGATACCATTAAAGGATTTTTCGCTCCTGCCGCAATTAATTGTTCGTATCTATATAATTGAAATTTATTAGAACCTGAAATAAAATTAACATAATTACTTAATTTACTAGATATTAATATACTATTATAAATTGTATTTACCGCTATTATATATGTTTGTTTAAAATATTTTATTGGAGTTATTAATAATTCATCTATCATAGAATTATATGCTTGATTTGATATTGCATATTTTGAAATTAATAAATCATTTGTTGATGTTATTAAATTCTTTTCTATATAATATGCTATTTTATCATATATTACACTATTTTCACTTAATATTCTAAAATGTAATATCATAGGATCATTTCCACAACTAGTTGAAATATTAAAACTATTTTGATTTAAAAAATCAAATACATCTGATAATTTTAAATAATTAAATGTTTCTTTTATTGAATTATTATTTGCAATAGATGCCGCTACTATTGGTTCATTATTATATGAATATATCTCAAAATCTAAACATCTAGCTCCTTGTATTATACATTTCTCTAATGCACACATATTTACAAAATTATTTTGATAACCATCTCCACAACAACAATTATATGCTGATTTTATATAATAATTCTTTAATAAACATATGTTCTCATCATCAAAATAATTATTTGGATCTGACATCTTCGTTGATTTTACTAACTGAGAATTTAATGCTGAATCCACAAAATAACTCATCGTTATATATGGATTTAATGATGGATACATTTTATCTAATTTATTACATGATGATGTATTCAAATCTAATATATAATATACCCACGAAATAAATGTTATCATTATTATTATTATTATTGTAAAACCTATCATATATATAGATATTTTTCCATTTAAAACATCATTATTGAAATTTTTTAATTTATTTCCTATTTTTGAAAAATTTGAAAATATTGAATTTTTTTTTGTTTGTTGTTCCTCTGATTTTACTTCATCTGACATTATTTATTTCTTTATATATATATTTTTTTTATATTTTATATTTTTATTTAAAAAAAATATTTATTTAATCTAATATTTTTTAAAGAAATTTTTAATTAAAAGAAATAATATAATTATATTAATAAATAGAAATATGGCTGGAGGATTATTAAATTTAATAGCAATTGGAAATCAAAATATTATTTTAAATGGTAACCCCACTAAAAGTTTCTTTAAAACTAAATATGTTAAATATACTAATTTCGGTTTACAAAAATTTAGAGTAGACCAACAAGGACAAACTTCCATTAATTTAAATAATCAAACTAAATATAATTTTAAAATACCAAGATATGGAGATTTATTAATGGATGTTTATTTAGTTGTTACTTTACCTACTATATGGAGCCCTATTTTAAAATATATATATCCATCAACAGGACATACCGAATATAGACCTTACGAATTCCAATGGATTAAAAATATTGGAACTCAATTAATTAATAATATTACTATTAGTATTGGTGGAAGATTAATACAACAATTTACTGGTTCGTATATTCAAAATATGGTTGAAAGAGATTTTGATATTAATAAAAAAAAATTATTTAATTTAATGATCGGTAATATTACCGAATTAACCGACCCTGCTAATTTTTCAAATAGAAATAATAATTATCCTAACGCTTTTCTCATTAATGATTTATCTAATAATACTATTGAACCTTCCATTTATAGTTATCAATTATTTATTCCACTTAATAGTTGGTTTAGTTTATCTTCTGCATTAGCTATTCCTTTAATTTGCTTACAATATGCCGAATTAGAATTCACTTTTGAATTACGACCATGGAATGAATTATTTACTATACGTGATGTTTTATATGATACTATTCTTAATCCTATTAAATATTATACTGATATCCCTAGAATACATTGTTTTCAAAATGTTGATGAAAATTATGGATTTCATAGATTTATACAACAACCTCCATATAGAGATTTATCTTCTAATGTTAATTATCCCACTAATATATTAAATTTATCTCCTGATACTGACGTCCATTTAATTACTACACAATGTTTCTTAGATACAGAAGAACGATATATATTTGCTAATAATATACAAACATATTTAATTAAATTAATATATGAATATGATTTTCAAAAAATTAATAAAGCCAATAAAATTAAACTTGAATCTAATGGTTTAGTTTCTAGTTGGATGTGGTATTTTCAAAGAGATGATGTTTTATATAGAAATGAATGGTCTAATTATACTAATTGGAATTATGAAGATATTGTTCCTAATAATTTAATTGAATTAACTGATTTGAATATTAAAAATATATATTATGATGAACCCGATTTATATAATGATATTTCTAAAAATATATTTATTACTGGATTTACTCCTACTATATATCAAAAACAAAATTTTAAATCTATATTAAATAATTTTGGTATTATTTGTGATGGTAAATATAGAGAAAATTTATTCCCTGCCGGTATTTATAACCGAATTGAAAAATATACACATAATAATGGTTTTTCTAAAGATGGATTATATTCTTATAATTTTACATTAAATAGCAATCCTTTTATATATCAACCTATGGGTGCATTTAATACTAATAAATTTAAAACTATTGAATTTGAATATAATTTATATGCTAATCCTCCTATTGATTTATCCGCTGTTAATTTTCAAGTTATTTGTGACCCTGTCACTAATCAAATTATAGGAACAACTAAAGAACCAACTTCAATATATAGTTATAATTATAATTTACATATATATGAAGAGAGATATAATGTATTAATATTTCAATCTGGAGTTGCTGAATTATTATATAGTCGTTAAATATTTTTTGGAGAGATATTTTAATATTATTTAAAAATTATTTAAATATTATTTTAATATTATTAAATATTATTTAAAAATTATAAAAAATTGATTTATATAATGTTAAATAAATAATATTATATAAATCATACTATATTAATAATAAACACTTTTAAATGGGCTATGGATATATTTACATAAGACAAAATGAATACTGGGATAAATATGATGCTGTTAAATTAGGAAAAACATTAAATATTCCTGATAGAGAACAAACATACATAACAAGTGAAATTAAGAGAGGAACTTATCTTATGATTATTGAAATTGATTTAATAATTTTAGATAATGTGGAAAAACAATTACAAATATATTTTAATGAATTAAATCTACACATTAAATTTAATGCTGGTATTGAATTTTATAAAATAGAAATTATTGACTATATTATTCCATATTTTCATAAAAATAATATTAAATATAAAATTTTATCAAAATATGAAATTGATGATTTAATTAGAAAAATAAGAATTTATGATAACAATAACAATAATAATAATAATAATAATAATAATAATGATAATAATGATAATGATAATGATAATGATAATGATAATGAGAATGATAATGATAATGATGATAATGATGATAATAATGATAATGATAATAATAATGATGATAATAAAATATATGTTCCAAGAGATTATCAAGAAATTATTATTATTAAATCATATGAATATTTTCAAAAAAATCAAATGGGATTATTATTAATTCCTTGTGGAGTAGGAAAAACTTTAATTTCATTATGGATTACACAAAAATTAAACTCACATACTATTCTTATAGGCGTTCCTAATAAATTATTATTGAAACAATGGAAACAAATTATTTGTGTTTTGTTTAAAAATATTCCATATTTAATTATTTCTGGCGGAGTAAATATTGAAAATATTACAAGATTTTTAGAAAATAATCAAAATGCTTGTATTGTACTAACTACATATTCATCAGCACATAAAGTATATACTGCAACACATAATATAAGATTTATTTTTGATATTAAAATAAATGACGAAGTCCATCATTTAACAAAAAACAATATGCGATTAGCACATACTACAAAAACATATATACAAATATTAAATATTCAATCAATTAAACAATTATCTTTGACAGCTACACCTAAACAATTAGAAAATATGAGTGATGATGATTGTGTAGTTTCAAATGATAATATTAAATATTTTGGAGAAATAATTGATAAAAAATGTTTGCTATGGGCAATTAATGAAAATATTATTTGTGATTATAAAATTATAACTCTTTATATAGATGAAGAACAATTATCATTATCTAAATTTAATATTATAGAAGAAAATGATAAAAGATTATTATTGAGTGCATATGCATCTTTGAAAAGTATAACTCAAGGACATACACATCATTTATTAATATATTCAAATAATAAAAAAAATTCGTTGAAATTAATTAAATATATAAAAATGTTGATAGAGGATAATTATTTTGATATACCTAATTTATATTATTCTAATTATCATAGTGTAATGAAATCAAAAGATCAAAAAGAAATAATTAATAATTTTGAAAAAGCGAAGTTTGGAATAATTACTTGTGTTTATTGTTTGGGTGAAGGATGGGATTTTCCGTTATTAGATTGTGTTGTATTTGCTGAAAATATGACATCAAATATCCGTATAGTTCAATCAGCGTTAAGAGCAAGTAGAAAAAACAAAAATGATATAAATAAAATAAACTATATACTTATACCAATTTTGTATAAAGATAATTGGTTAGAAAATAATGAAAATCAAGATTTTAAAAAAGTAAGAGAAATTATTTATCAAATGGGATTAGAAGACGTAACTATTTCTCAAAAAATTAAAGCATTAAAAATTAACTTTGAAAAACATAAACCAAAACTAAAGGAAAAAGAAGAAAGAGAAATGTTTGATGAGTTTGGTGAATATGATGATGAATTGACTCACAAAATAAAATTAAAAACAATAAAAAGAGCTGCGCTTACTACAACATATGAAAAAGCTATAAAAATAATTTATGATAAAAATATTAAAACTAAAGAAAGTTATTATGAATTATGTGAAATAGATAATAGATTACCTATAGAACCTGAAAAAGTATTCAAAAGACAATTTACAAACTGGATAGAATATTTAAGTATTGAACGAGTATATTATAATTTGGAAACTTGTAAAAATAAAGTAGATGAGTATTTACTAAAATATCCTGAAATTAAAAAACATTATTTGGATTTATCAATTTTAAGTAATGAATTATGCAAAATAGATTCTTTATTTCCACCTAATGGATTATGGGTTGAATATTATAATGTAAAAAATTTAGGAGATATAATTACTATAACAAATAAAAAAAAGAAAATGGGTGCCATTTATTAAATAAATATTTAGAAATTCAAATATTTTATAATATTTTTTTTATAATATTATTTTATTTTTTATAATATTATTTTATTTTTTATAATATTATTTTATTTTTTATAATATTATTTTTTATAATATTATTAAAATTGAAATAATTTAATATAAAGAGATTATATCTTATAATATCAATTGTAATGCAACAAAACACTCTAACAACAGAAATTAAAACTACACTTATTAATGTATTCAAAAATTGTTTAAATATATTAAGAGATAATGAAGGTTTAACTGGTGAGAAAGCTTTAAGAACTTTATCATATTTATTAATATTAAAATTACTGGAACCACATTTAGGATGTGAAATAAATATTGATAATTATGAATATGATTTTAGTCATATTGAAGATGAAATGATTGAAAAACATAAAAAAAAATTATTAGAAATTGTTCGTTTTAGTAATCTATCAAATGAAAAAGAAGATAATATTCCTATTAATATGAAATATTTATGGGATGATATTTTATCTGTTTTCCCTACTACAAAAAATATATTTTTAAAGGGTAAAGGATTTGATATTCAACACAAATCTACTTATAAAAAATTAATTGATAAATTAAATTCACTTGATTTATCTAAATGTGAATATGATGTTTTAGGTAATGCATATGAAGAAGTTATCCAAGATATTATGACTGGTAAAGTTTTAGGACAATTCTTTACACAACCATTAATAAAAAAAATGATGGTTAAATTAATTGATCCACAAATATATGAAGATGGTAAAATAGATACTTGTGGAGACCCTACTATGGGAACTGGTGGTTTCTTAATTACTTATTTACAATATATTTTAAAACAAGCAACTAATAAAAATATTAAACCTGATTGGAATTTTATAAAATCGGTTGGATTGTATGGTAAAGAATTAGAGCCTGATACATATCAATTAGCTGTTTCAAATATGTTAATATCATCAGGTCATATGTTTGAAAATTTAGAAAGAGGTGATAGTATACGTGAGCCAATAACAAAAAAATTTGATAATATTCTTGCAAATCCACCATTTGGAATTAAGGGATTAAAATATAATGATTTTCAAAGTCCATTAAAAAATGAATATATTCCAATAAAAACAGATAATGCAGTATCTTTATTTATTCAAGCTATTATTTATATGTTAAAAATTAATGGTAAATGTGCTATTGTATTACCTGACGGCCAAGATTTATTTTCAAAAACAAATAAAACATTAATTGTAATTAGAGAGTATATTATGAAGACTTGCGATTTGAAAGAAATTATATATCTACCATCAGGTATATTTACATACACATCTATAAAAACTTGTGTGTTTTATTTTGTGAAAAAGAGAGAAGGAACAGATGTTTTAGAAACCAAAATTAAAATATCTAAAACTCAAAAAGAAATTGGTATAGATTACAAATTTTCAAAAACGCATCAAACAACCACATTAAAATTTTATGATTATAATCCCTATGAAGATGTTAAAAATCTATTGGTTGAAGTTCCTATTGAGAAAATTGTGAGTAATTCATATTCACTTAATTATGCTGAATATATGAAAGATGAAACTGAAAAAGAACAATATGAAGATGGTGTTGTTGTAAAAACACTTGGAGAAGTTTGTGATTTTAAAAATGGAAAAGGAATAAAAAAAGATAGATTAGTTGAAGGAGAATATCCAGTTATTGGTGGAGGTCAAAAACCTATTGGTTATCATAATGAATATAACGCAGATGAAAATACTATTTTATGTTCTTCAAGTGGTTCAGCCGGATTTATTAGTAAATATGATAAAAAAGTATGGAAGAGTGATTGTTTTTCAATAATACCAAAAAATAATTCAATAAATAACTCTTATTTATATTATTTATTAAAAATTTATCAAGATAAAATATATAAATTACAAACGGGAACGGCTCAACCACATATTTATTCAAAGGATTTACAAAATATTAAAATTCCAATCCCACCGCTTGATAAACAAGAAGAAATTGTAAAATATTTGGATTTTATATATGAAAAAACAAATAAAACAAGTAATGAGAAAATAGCAGAATTAAAACAATTGAACGAGTTTTGTTTGAATAATCAAAAAAAATTTGGTGAGAATGTAGTGAAAACACTTGGAGAAGTTTGTGATTTTAAAAATGGAAAAGGAATAAAAAAAGATAGATTAGTTGAAGGAGAATATCCAGTTATTGGTGGAGGTCAAAAACCTATTGGTTATCATAATGAATATAACGCAGATGAAAATACTATTTTATGTTCTTCAAGTGGTTCAGCCGGATTTATTAGTAAATATGATAAAAAAGTATGGAAGAGTGATTGTTTTTCAATAATACCAAAAAATAATTCAATAAATAACTCTTATTTATATTATTTATTAAAAATTTATCAAGATAAAATATATAAATTACAAACGGGAACGGCTCAACCACATATTTATTCAAAGGATTTACAAAATATTAAAATTCCAATCCCACCGCTTGATAAACAAGAAGAAATTGTAGAGTATTGTGAATATAATGATACACTTATTAAACAATTAGAAAAAGAAATTGATAATAATAAAAAACTTGCGCAACAATTTATTACAAGTATTGTAAATAAATCAAAAACAGATAAAGAATAGGGTATTTGATTTAAAAATAAAATAATAATTATAATATATTTTATTTTTATTGAGAGAGAAATATTGAAATTATAATTTTTATTTTTTTATTTTCTCTCTTTTTTTGAAATTAATATTTATTAAAATTTGATTTAAAAATAAAATAATAATTATAATATATTTTATTTTTATTTTTATTTTTTATTTTCTCTCTTTTTTGAAATTAATATTTATTAAAATTTGATTTAAAAATAAAATATAAATTATAATATATTTTATTTTTATTTTTATTTTTATTTTTTTATTTTCTATCTTTTTTGAAATTAATATTTATTAAAATTTGATTTAAAAATAAAATATAATTATAATATATTTTATTTTTATTGAGAGTGAAATATTGAAATTATAATTTTTATTTTTATATTTTCACTCTTTTTTGAAATTAATATTTATTAAAATTTGATTTAAAAATAAAATATAAATTATAATATATTTTATTTTTATTAGGAGAGAGAAACTTAATAATATTGTATAGATAATTTATTATTAACAATTACTGATACATATGTATATATATTGGAGCCATCCATAGAATACATTAGAATATATGATTTTCCAACATTTAATGCATATATTTTATTATTTATAAAATTTATTACATTTGGATTTGTAACAATAAAAGATAGATTTTTATTATATGCATTATTTGGAGTAATTATTATATCCAATTTAAAACTTCTTGCTGTAATTAAATTTAAATATATATTTTTTTTATTTAATATTATTTTTTCTATTAAAATTGGTTTATATATTGGAAATATTATTTCAATTGGATTAGGTTCTAGTGTTGGTTCAGGTATTGGTTCTTGTGTAGGTTCCGGTATTGGTTCTTGTGTTGGTTCAGGTATTGGTTCCGGTATTGGTTCCGGTATTGGTTCTTGTGTTGGTTCAGGTATTGGTTCCGGTATTGGTTCCGGTATTGGTTCTGGTGTAGGTTCAGATATTGGTTCCGGTATTGGTTCTGGTGTAGGTTCAGATATTGGCTCTGGAGTTGGTTCAGGTATTGGTTCCGGTATTGGTTCAGATATTGGCTCTGGAGTTGATTCTTCTATTTGTATTGGTTCCGGTATTGGTTCTGGTGTAGGTTCAGATATTGGCTCTGGAGTTGGTTCAGGTATTGGTTCCGGTATTGGTTCTGGTGTAGGTTCAGATATTGGTTCTTGTGTTGGTTCAGGTATTGGTTCCGGTATTGGTTCTGGTGTAGGTTCAGATATTGGCTCTGGAGTTGGTTCCGGTATTGGTTCTTCTATTTGTGTTGGTTCTTCTATTTGTGTTGGTTCAGGTATTGGTTCTGGAGTTGGTTCTTCTATTTGTATTGGTTCTTCTATTTGTATTGGTTCTTCTATTTGTATTGGTTCTTCTATTTGTATTGGTTCAGGTGTTGGTTCAGGTGTTGGTTCAGGTATTGGTTCAGGTATTGGTTCAGGTGTTGGTTCAGGTGTTGGTTCTTGTGTTGGTTCTTGTGTTGATAAAGAATTAATATATTTTGTTAAATTATTTCCATTTATAGAACCTAAACCCGTACAACAATCATATTTTATTGTTGCATTATATGAATTTGTTGAACCGGAATCATTATTATTTCCAATAGTAACATCATGAAAATTATCATCATATGGAGCATTATATAATATTGGATTTATGAATGTATTTATATTTATTAAAGATAAATATGCCGCAAAAAATGGAGCCGCCATACTTGTACCACCCCAACCATTTTGTAAAGTTCCATTAAAATATAATATTAAACCAGTTTCTGGATCGGAATTAAATGCAATATCTGGTACATTTCTCATATTACTTATATTAATTGCATTTTGATAATCTGGCTTTTGAAAAAAACAACTTATTCCGCCACCTGTTCCATTAAATTGTCCGTTTATAAATCCATCATTCCAAACTTTCTCTTGTGTTAAATTATCATATAATTTATTCGGACATATTAAAGAAGTTCCTCCAACACTTGTAACATAAGGACTTGAAGCTGGATAATCTACTGATAATTTATTTGTAATATTTCCATTATTATCTGTATTACCATCTGTTGAACCATTATCTCCTGCTGCTACACAAATATTTATACCTTTTAATACTGCATCTTTAAATTTATTATTAGAATTTGTTAATTCTAATGTTGTATCTTCGCCATTTGTTAAATAATTTATTTCAGGAGAACCCCAAGATATTGAAAGAATATTAGGAATATAAATATTAGAATTAATAGTAATACCATTTAAACAAACTTCTAAAACTTGACTGAAAGAATATGAATTTGGAAAAATAAATAAAATAATTGTTAAATTTGGATTAGGACAAGCTCCACCAATTACAGATACATCTAATGTATTTTCACCTGTACTTTCTACATCTGTTAAATCATTTATTGCCCCATCAACTGGATAAATAATAACATTTGGCATTTCTTCCGCAGAATATCCTAAATACGCCCAATATTTTTGAACGTCATTATTACAATTATTTATATCATAAGGAGGTAATATATATGAAGTATTTATATTTTCAGGAACACCATATAAACCGCCACCAAATGAAATTACTGCAATTATAGATTTTGAATTATTAGATTTTGGAAAACCATATATATTAGCCATATCTTTAATTGTATAAAATTTGTGATTATTATCATTATTATTATTATTATCATTTATATCTGCAGGTTTATGAGGTTTTATTTTATAATAAGGTTTTTTTATATTTATCATTATATATATATATATATATATATATATATAATATAATATAATATTTATGATTATAAATATTATAAATATTATAAATATATATATTAAAAAATATTATGTTTAAAGAAACGATTCAATTATTTGAAAATGCAGATAATTGCCCTAGAGTTATATATGGAGATATTCATACTGGATTAGCAAAGGATACTGATATTATTAATATGCCAGTATGTTCTAATGATTTTTTTACTAAAGATAGTGGTTGTTGTAAAACTAAAGATGACTGTCATATTTATACGAATTCTGCAACTACTGGATTACATTTTTTAGAAGGAACAGATACAACAGGAAATAAATATATAGATGTAGATAATAAAAATTTATATAGTAATGATATATGTTATAATATATGTTATAAAAAATTAACAGATTCAGATTATAATAAATTACAAAAATCTTTAAATCCGAATAATGTTACATCCAATTTATCTAGTAAATTTGATGAATTTATTAAATTAATATTAATATCTTTATTTGTAATTTTAATTACTGCTTTAATAGGTGCATGTAATGAATTTTGGTTAAGATATAGTTATGATCCTTGTTTATATTATATAACAAATTATAAAAATTTAGAAAAAATTAATAATACAAATGATAGAATAAGTATAATAGATTATATATTTCCATGTTATCTAGAAAATTATCCATATCAAGAAAAAAAATTTTCAAGTGATACATCACAGAGTGGTGGAACTGCAGCAATAAGAGATCCTGATTGTCATTCTATTCGTATAACTGTTAGTAAAAATGATCCTAAAGAAAATGGAAAAATATTTCCGTATTGGGTAGCAGATATAAAAACTAATAAATTATTAGAAATAATTTTTAAATGTTTTAGTTTTTTCTTTTTATATGCAGTATTAATATTTAGAAAAATTTTAAATCATTTATTAAAACATGCATCTAAAAATTTTAATGAAAGTTCATTAAAAAATAATTTTATAGCAAATAATATATTGTTTTTATTTTTAATGGGTATTTTATTTATATTATTTGGTTATACTTTTAATAAGTTTATTCCTAATAATTTAGCTTATACTGTATCTATTAGTGCATTATTTCCATTATTTTTTATATTATTAATAATTAATATATTTACAAATCCTATATTTATATTTATTTATGGATGTTTAGCATTATTATTACCGAATGCATTAACAAAAATATTAACAAAAGAACAAAGTAATGAAACACTATTAAAATATTATGTAATATTTTCATTACAAAATTTCAAAGATATATTTTATTCATTACCGCAATTTGAAAGTGGTCTATCAGCAAAAAATATAATTTATTATATTTTCAAATTAATGTTAATGTTATTTTTAAATTTTTTAATTTTTATAATGTTTTTAATAGTATTTTGTTTTTGTATAGTAATTGGTAAATTTATGTCAATAGCTGGTAATTTATATGTTAATATATATACTATTCTTAATTTTTTTTATATACCAATTTCAAATATTAAAGAATTATCAGCAATTATTTATAATCATGGTGATTTATTAAGTATATTATTTTGTTGTTCTATTATTGGTTCTTCTTATTTTAATAATTTTAGTCCTATAACAACAGGAATAATGGGTGGAACTTTATTTTTATTAATATTATATAAATCATTATATAATTTGAAAAAATATTCCAAAAAAAATTAAAAAATAAAAAATAAAAAGAGAGAAAAAATTAAAAAATAAAAAATAAAAAGAGAGAAAAAATTAAAAAATAAAAATAATAAATAATATATTATAATAAATAATATATAAATATAAACGATTTAATAATATATTAATATGGTAAAAAAAAAACCAGATAAAGATAAAAATCTTCCATTTGTAAGTATATGTACTCCTACATTTAATAGACGTCCATTTTGGGAATATACAATTAAATGTTTTAATCATCAAGATTATCCCAAAGATAGAATGGAATGGATTATAATTGATGATGGAACTGATAAAATTGAAGATTTAGTTTCTCATATTAGTCAAGTTAAATATTTTAAATATAATACTAAAATGTCTCTAGGTAAAAAAAGAAATTTAATGCATGAAAAATGTAGTGGAGATATAATAGTATATATGGATGATGATGATTATTATCCTCCACAAAGAGTTTCACATGCAGTTAATATGTTATTAACTCATCCTAAAGCTTTATGTGCTGGTTCAAGTGAAGTATATATATGGTTTAAACATATTCAAAAAATGTATCAATTTGGACCTTATGGACCGAATCATGCTACTGCAGGAACATTTGCTTTTAGAAAAGAATTAATTAAAGATCATAGATATGAAGATCATGCGGCATTAGCAGAAGAGAAATATTTTTTAAAAGATTATACGGTTCCTTTCGTTCAATTAGAACCTAAAAAAACGATTTTAGTATTTTCACATATTCATAATACATTTGATAAAAAAAAATTGTTAGAACATGGGGATAATGTTTTTCAAAAATGTTCTGATAAAAAGGTAGATGAATTTATTAAAGAACCAGATATGAAAGATTTTTATATGAATAAAATAGAGGGATTATTAGTAAATTATACACCTGGGGATCCAATAAATAAACCAGATGTAATAGAACAAATGAAAGAAATAGAAAAAGAAAGATTAAAAATGATAGAAGAACATAAAAATATGGGTTCTAAAATATTTTTAAATCAAGATGGAAAACAAATAGAATTAACTAATCCACAAATAGTAGAAATTATACAAAAACAACAAGAACAATTACAACAATTTGCAAAATTATTGCAAGAAAAAGATATAATTATTAATAATATTCAAAATTCTAAAAATTCTCAAAATCCTAATATGGAAATTAATAATTTAAATTTAAAATTAAAAAAACAACAGGAATTATTACAATATTTCACTAAACTTTTACAAGATAAAGATGTTCTTATTGAAAATTTACAAAATTTTAATAATTCTAATAATCCAAATATGGAAATTGAAATTAAAAAATTAATTATAAAATTGCAAGAAAAAGATAGTATAATTGAAAAATTACAAAATTCTAATAATCCTAATATAGAAATCGAAAAGAAAAATTTAATTATAGAATTAAAAGAAAAAAATAGTATAATTGAAAAATTAGAAAATTCTAATATAGAAATTAATAATTTAATTTTAAAATTACAAGAAAAAGATAATATTATAAATAAATTAAAAACATTCGAACATAATTTAAAAAATGAAATTAAATATTTAAAAACTAAATTAAATAATGATAATAATATTTATAATAAAGAAGATAATAAGAAAAATATCGAAGATGATGAGGATGATACAGATGATAATGATGATAATGATGATAATGATGATAATGATGATAATAATGATAATAATGATAAAATAGAAGAATTAAATATAATTATAAAAACACAAGAATTATTAATAGATAATTTACAAAAACAAATAAATAATAATAATAATAATAATAATAATAATAATAATAAAAATAATAATAATATTAATAATATTGATAATAATAATAATATAAAAAATTTAATTGAAACATTAAAATATTTAATAGAATTTAAAATAAATAATTTAAAAAATGAAATTATAGAAAATTTTCAATTATTAAATACACAATTATAAATTATAAATATTAAATCATAAATATTAAATTATTATATTAAAATATTTATTTAATATAATATTTTATGTTAAATATTTTATGTGGTCCATCTATTTTATATATTGGTTTTTCATTAATACAAATTTTTATTGATATTTATAAAGAATATTATGATATTGCATCTGTAAAAATAGTAATTATGATAGTATTTGCTTTAATATTGAATGTTTTATGTAAAATGAATTTTGAAATAATAGCATGGATAATAGTTTTAATACCAATAATAATGATGTCTATAATATCTATTTTATTACTTAAAATATTTGGGATAGATCCAGATATAGATACTATAAAGAATAATTCTACTATTTTAGATAATTATGATAAATATTATGATAAATATAATGATAAATATTATGATAAATATTATGATACAGGATTATATGACACCGATTTATATTACAAAGATTTATATAATATGGATTATTATGTTCCGAATTTATATAATATAGATTTACAACATAGATATACACGTCATGGAGATTTATATTACAAAGATTTATATTATAAAGATTTATATAATACATATTTATATAATTATGAATATGATTCAGATTATGATACTAAACGAATAGATAGAGATATAATAAGACATAATACATATGATAAAATATATAATACTTATGATTTATGTTATAATATATATGATAAATATGATTTATCAAAAAATCGATATAATTATTATGTAATTGATGAGGTTTTAAATAATTATGGGAATACATATTTTTTAAATAATTTATATAATCATGTTAATTTTTCTTATGATTAATTATAATATTTTTAATATAATATTTATATATTATATTAAAAAATATATAAATATTTAATTTTATATATTTATAATGCATGATTTAAATGATATATGGACGTTATGGTTACATTTACCTTTTGATACCGATTGGTCTATAAATAGTTATAAAAAGGTATCAACATTTAAAACATTAGAAGAATGTATAATGTTAATTGAAAATATAAAATCAGAAATAGTAGAGAAATGTATGTTATTTATAATGAAAAATAATATAAAACCAATTTGGGAAGATATAAATAATAAAAATGGTGGATGTTTATCATATAAGATTTCAATAAATAAAATAAATGAAGTATGGAAAAATTTAACTTATTCTTTATTATGTAATTATTTAATAAATGATGAAGATATATTATTAAATATTAATGGAATATCTATAAGTCCTAAAAAAAATTTTTCAATTATAAAAATATGGTTTAAAGATGCCGTTTTTTTTTGTAATTTAATAAATAAACAATTAAATAAAAATAATTTATCAATAGAAGAAATTTCTAATATGGAATTGGAAGATATATTTAAATTAGATATAATTTGTAATATTGAAAAACATATTTGTATTTTTAAAAAACATAATGTTTTATATTAAAAAATGGATTTATATATAAAAAAATGGATTTATATATAAAAAAATGGATTTATATATTAAAAAATGGATTTATATATTAAAAAATGGATTTATATATTAAAAAATGGATTTATATATTAAAAAATGGATTTATATATTAAAAAATGGATTTATATATTAAAAAATGGATTAATGAGAAGAGGGTAAAGGGGCTAAACATAATTTTATTTCTCCTAAAGAGGCGACATTATATTTAACAATTAATGGTCTATCATTTTCTAAAAATAATTCGATTTGATTACATAAATTAGTACATTTAATAAAATAAATTAGATTTTTTAATGAGAATTCACCTTGTATAATTTTATTTAAATTTTGTTTTTGAATGAATTGCATACTATTTTCTGTTTCGGTTCTTCTAATTTCGGCTTTAGCATATTGACCGACACATTTAAATATTAATTCGTTTCCAACAGATTTTATTTCTAATTTATCGGAAATATTAGCTAAATCTCTAATAATTTTTTGAAAATCGGAAGAAGGTAAATTAATAACAGAAGAGAAACTTAAATTAGGAATTTCTAATACTTCTTGGTCGGGTTCTATTAATCTTAATTTTTGTATTTTAGATTGTTTTATATCACCATTTTCAAATTTCAAACCGATTTCATGAACTATACCATCTATATAATCTTCATTTTCTATATATATAGTTAAAGTATCATCATTATCAATAGAAGATATTAATTTAAAGAGATGTAACATATTAACACCGATTATAATTTTATCATATTTACATTCAAAGAATTCAAAATTTTCAGCTTTTAATAATAGATGAACTAAAATAGTGTGTGTTTTATCCATATTAATTATTTTAATACCGGTTTTAGTAAAAACAATATTAGTATCTAATAAAATATCTTTTAATGCAGTCATTAATATTCTAAAAGGAGCGATTTGAACTGTTTTAATAGTTAATACGTTAGAAGTTGATGACATATATAATAGAATATTTTATTTTAACCTTTAAATAGTTATACTTAATTAAAATAAATTTAAATTAAAATAATATAAATTTATTTACTAAATTTATTTACAATTTGTATATTTTTAAATATCTCTCTAAAATAAAAATAAAATATATTATAATTTATATTTTATTTTTAAATCTATTTTTAATAAATATTAATTTTGAAAAAGAGAGAAAAAATGAAAAATATATTAATTTACAATTTGTATATTTTTAAATATCTCTCTAAAATAAAAATAAAATATATTATAATTTATATTTTATTTTTAAATCTATTTTTAATAAATATTAATTTTGAAAAAGAGAGAAAAAATGAAAAATATATTAATTTACAATTTGTATATTTTTAAATATCTCTCTAAAATAAAAATAAAATATATTATAATTTTTATTTTATTTTTAATATATTTTAATAATAAAAATGAATAAATTAGTTAAATATTTTTTTTTAAATAATTTATTAATGAATAAATATATATGTAATAATAATTTATTTCCACAAAAATATTTATCTGTTAGAAATATTAAAAAATATTATATTAATAATTATATTAATACAGATATATATACTAATCATAGTTATTATTATTATAATGATAATATATTATCTGCGGAACATATAGTTCCACAATCTCGTATTAAATTTGAAAAAAATGCAAATAAAGATATGCATAATATATTTTTAACTGATACTTATATGAATAATCAAAGAAGTAATTATAAATATATAGATGAAAAAAATTATAAAAACGATTTAATAGAATTACCAAATAATAATTTTAAAAATAATAAAGATAATATTTTTATACCATGTCATACTTCAAGAGGAATTATATCTCGTACAATTTGTTATATGAAATTAATATATCCAGATTTAAATTTAAATAATGTTATAGATATAGAAACTTTAAAAGAATGGAATGAATTATATCCACCAAATGATATAGAATATGATAGAAATAAAAAAATAAAATTAATTCAAGGAAATGAAAATATATTTATTAAATATCCAAAAATAATAAATGATTTATTAAATTTTAAAATTATATTTTAGGAGTTTTTCTTTTACCATTACCATATTTTTTTAAAGCTTTATTTGCATATTTTAAAGCTAATGAATTTTTAGAACAACCTGTTTTTAAAATTCCGTAATCAATTGCCGCACTTTTTCCAGATGTTAAAGCACTCGCTAATCTAGCGTACCCCCAAGATTGAGGGGTTTGATTTGGGCGAGAACCAGAAGAGAAATATGCACCTTCTCCTTTATTTTTAATTTTTTTTAAAGAATTTAAAGAACATCCAGTTTTTTTTGATAATAAAGAATTAATTTTTAAATTTTTAATTTTATAAATTCTCTCTGCATTTAAAATATGTTTAGATTTTTTAGTTTTAAATGAATTAATTTTAGGTCTAATATTATATATTTTATTTTTATAATCTTTTCTTGTTTTTTTTAATAATTTTATAGTTTTTATTTTATCTTTTAAAGTTAATTGTTTTGGAACATATCTTTTAGGAAATTTCATAAAAATTTAATTATAATATATTTTTATTTTTTTTAAAAAATATATTATTAAAATAAAATAAAATAACTTAAAAATATAAATTGAATTATAATATATTTTTAAAATATTAAAAAAAAATATTAAAATAAAATATTAAAATATTAAAATATTAAAATAAAATATTAAAATATTAAAATATTAAAATAAAATATTAAAATAAAATATTAAAATATTAAAATAAAATATTAAAATATTAAAATAAAATAACTTAAAAATATAAATTGAATTATAATATATTTTTAAATTTCTATATCCATCATTATCGGACAATGATCTGAACCTTTGATTTCCATATATATTTTAAAATTATTTATATATTTTATTAATGAATTTGATACTAAAAAATAATCTAATCTCCAACCATTTTTATTTGAACGCTCAGATTTTAAAAAATTAGACCAATATGTAAATGCTTGGGTATTTGGATTTAATATTCTAAATACATCTTTTAATCTGTTTCTTTTTAATAATATATCAAATGCTTCTCTCTCATTATCATAAAAACCTGCATATTTATTTCTTTTTAATTTTGGATTATTTATATCTATATCTTCAAATGCTACATTCATATCTCCACATATTATTATTTTTTTTAAAGGATATTCTTTCTTTATATCTTTCAAATAATTATTAAATTTTTTATTCCATATTTCACGATAATTATATCTTTCACTATTTATTTTTTGAGAATTCGGTACATACACATTTATCAATATATATTTTTTAAATTCCAAACTATATATACGACCTTCATCATCAAAATTTGGATACTCTAAATCTTTTATTGGTTTAATTTTACTTAAAATTAATACTCCACTTAATCCTTTATTCTTTTTTGAACTATTCCAATAACTATATATATAATTATTATCTATATAATCTGGTAGTATTATTTCATTCTCATTCACTTTTATCTCTTGAAAACATAATATATCAAATTTATACTTTTTAAAAAAATTATTAAATTCCTCTTTTTTTATTATCGAACGCAAACCTGCAACATTCCAACTTATTATTTTCATTTAATAATTAATATTAATATAATTTATTAATATTAATATAATTTATTAATATTAATATAATTTATTAATATTAATATAATTTATTAATATTTATTTTTATTTATTTTTATTTTACCATAAATATATATGACTTAATATTTTAGCATTATAATAACCTCTACTTTTTATTTTCTCTTTTTTAACAGCTAATGTTTTGTTTTTTATACCCGAATGTCTTAAAAAATAATTATCTCTCCTTTTTTTTGTTAAATGATTTTTATTTTTATATAAATGTAATGGCGTACTATCTTTAAATTGTTCGTAATTTTTATCTCCAAAATTTATTTTTCTTATTTTTTTTGTTTTTATATCTTTTACATATACTGTATATTTCTTATCTCTTGGTCCCTTTTCAAATTTTATTATTTTCTCTTTCATATTATAATATTATTATTATATTATAAAATTTTATTATTTTCTCTTTCATATTATAATATTATTATTATATTATAAAATATTATTATAATATAAAAGATAATGAATTCTTTTAATTTAAAAGAAAAATTAAAAAAATCATATGAATTGTTGAATGATAAAATAAATAAAATAGATGAAGAATTAACCAAATATAGAAATAATTTAATGGAAAAATTTGAAAAAATTACTAATCAACAAAAAGAAAATTCAATCCAATATCCAACCGGTGGTAACAAAACTAAAAAAAATAAATCTAAAAAAATTAAATCTAAAAAAAATAAAACAGTAACAAATAAAAAAATAAAAGAATTTAAAAATAAAATTAAAATTTATGAAAAATTAAAAAAAAAAATTAATAATATTTATAAAAAATATATTAATAAAAAAAAATTAGAAAAAATTCATGTTATTAATATGAATAAAGAAATTAATCAAGAAATGAAAAATATTAAAAAATTAAAACTTTAAATTTATTTCTTTTTTAATATATTTTTATATTAAAATTATAAAAATATATTATTCTCAAATATATATATTAATAATATATATTTTAAGAGTTAATAATATATTATTTTCGTAATAAAAAAATAATTTAGTAAATTATTTTATATTAAATTATATTTTATCTTTAAATACTTTTTTTTTATATTTTATATTTTATATTTTATATTTTATTTTTATTATTTTTATTTTTATATTTTATTTTTATTATTTTTATATTTTATATTTTATTTTTATTATTTTTATATTTTATATTTTATATTTTATATTTTATATTTTATATTTTATATTTTATATTTTAATTCATATTTAATTTTTTTCTTCTTGTTTTATTTTTTTTTGATTTCATATTTGATTTCATTACATAACCGAATTTTCCTTTTTTTGTAAAATAACCTGCTTTTTCTAAACGTTTCTCTTTTTTTGCAGTTAAATGTTTCCTTTTTGATACTATTCTACCATGTTTATTCATCATTAAATCCGATTTTGTTAAATTACCTTTTGTTTTATATGCCGTTCCATGCCATACTTGGGCTCTTTTACCTATTAATATTTTATATGATGAACCATTAATATGATACATTCCATCTTCACCTTTTAAATGTTTTTTTACCATTTTCTTATAAATTAAGTAAAGAAAATATATTTTTATTATATTTATGCTAAATATATAATATTATTAATATTCACATATTTTAATTATGTCTGTATATAATAAAATATTATCTACTGTTAATACCGTATCTACTAATTATTCCTTTATTCCTATTCAAAATAATGTTATAGTTATTGATACTTCTACCAATAGAATCGGAATTAATACTGTTAATCCCAATTATTCTATTGATGTATGTTATGGAACTATACAAACTCAAAATTTATATGTTTTAGGAGATATTTCTTTAAATAATGGATTATTATCTAGAACTAATAATCCATCTTTTAATATATTATTAGATACAAGTTATCAAACACCTTTTAATATTAATCCTTTTCCATTCGGTAGTATTGTTAAAAATACTGCTAATTATTATAATATTGGAAATTATTATAATACTTCTTCTTATAAATTTATTGCTCCTATTAATGGAACTTATAATTTTAATATTAATTTACAAATTGAACCCAGTTTTGGTGGTATTGTTACCTATTATAAAAATATTAATACTATTATCTCTAATACACATATTATTAATCCTTATTCTATTAATTTATCTCTTAATATTCCATTTATTTCATATTTAAATAATAACGACTCTATTCAAATCGATATTAGTTCTATTTCAATTAGTAAAACTGGTTCTAGAGTTGTATTTTCAAGTAATGCAAATAATGGATTTTCTGGAGTATTGATTTAAATATATTTTTATAAATTATATTTAAATATATTTTTATAAATTATATTTAAATATATTTTTATAAAAATATATTTTTATAAATTATATTTATATAATTTAATCATATGGCTTTAACTCGCTTTTTCGATGATGATTGTAGAATTCAAAAATATTTAGAAGAATCTGTTAATGTTGGTAATTATTATATTAATGTTCCCGGTAATGGACCTAAACCTTATTTTATTGATGACCCCAATTTAAGAATGCAAAAATGGGGAGGTAATTTATCTCATAATCAATTGGATTTGGAAAATGATTTAAGAGGACAAACTCGTTCTTTAAATAAAGATAATATTTATCTAAATAACTATGTTAATTTTCTTAATAACACTAATTTATTTACTAAAACTGATTACCCAATATATGATAAAGAAATTACAGGACAATCAAGAGTTATTTACCCCGCTTGGACTTTAAGAGAATTAAATTATTTAAATACTAAAAATGTTCCTAATAATTTTAATTATTTACATTTAAATCCACAAGAAAATATATGTATTCCTTTTCACAATAATATATCTACACGTATTATTGAAAAAGATTATTTCTCTTTAAATAATTAAATATTTTATATAATTTATTATTTAAATTATATAAAATTATATAAAATTATATAAAATTATATAAAATTATATAAAATTATTATTTTTTATTTAAAATATAATAAATATATTATTTAATATAAATATTATGGCGGCTTTAGCTATTCCTATTGTTGTATTAGGAAGTTTATATATTATCTCCGAACAAGAAAAAAAAAAATCTATTCTTAATTTTCAAAATAATTCTAATAAATCTAATAAATCTAATGATATTAATAATTCTAATAATTCTAATAATTCTAATAATTCTAATAATTCTAATAATTCTAATAATTTTAATGATACTAATATTTCTAATAAACAAAAACAATTATTTTTAAAAGGTGACGCAAATACTAACAAAAATATAGAAAACTTCTCCAATAATAAATTAATTAATTTAAATTCTAATAATGATTTAGTTAATAAATATAATTATTCTAATCAACATACTGATAAATTCTTTAATCCTAATCTTAATACTATTGCAAATATTAAAGAAAATGCTAATATATTAAATAAAAATTTTAATTTAATGTCAGGACAACAAATTAATGTTAATTCTTTCATACATAATAATATGCAACCCTATTTTGGTGCTAAAATTAGAGGAGCAACCGCTGATTATAATATATGTGAAACTATATTAGATAATAAACAAGGTTTCGGTAGTCAATCATATAGTAAAGTAGAACAAGCTCCATTATTTAAACCTGATGAAAATTCTAATTTTGTATATGGAACACCAATTAATACTGACTTTATTCAATCTAGAATTAATGAATCTATGAATATGTCTAATGTCAGTTTATGGGAACAACAACGTGTCGCTCCCGGTTTAGGTTTAGGTTATGGCAAACAAGACGAATATGGTTATAATGTTGGAGGTGTTGAAGGAGCTAATGGTTTTAATTCTGGTATGTTAGCAAGAGAAAAATGGTTACCAAAAAATGTAGATGAATTAAGAGTAGAAACAAAACCAAAAAATACTTATAATTTATATGGACATGAAGGACCAGCTGATAGTTTAATAAAAATACAAGGTTCAAATGATAAAATTGGTAAAATTGAAAAATATTTACCTGATAAATTTTTTGAATCTGGTCCTAATAGATGGCTTACTACAACTGGAATAGAACAAGCTCCTCCTATTAGAAGCGATTTAATAATGTCTAATGAAAATCGTGCTGAAACTACACAGGAATATTTTGGAATAGGTGTAAATAATACTGGAAATTCTACTTTTTATGATACTACTTATCAAAATTCTAAAAAAATTAATTTAGATAATTTACCTATTACTAATCCTAATGCTGTCGGACAAAATTTCGCAAATATTAATGATTATGGTAATCAAAGTTATAATCTATTACCTAATAATAGAACTACAGATAAACAAGATATGGAAATGGGTGGTGTCTATGGTATTGCAAAAGCTGTTATATCTCCTTTATTAGATATTTTTAAACCTACTAGAAAAGAAAATGTTATTGGTAATTTAAGACAAACTGGTAATATTAATTGTATTAATTCTACTGGATATATTTTTAATAAAAATGATAAAACAAAAATCACTAATAGAGAAATGACTACTAATAAAATAGATATGAATTATTTAACAGTTCAACCTCAAAATCATAAAAATGATGCTTATCAAGTTACTGATTATCAACCTATTGCTAATCAAAGAGATACTACTAATCAAGAATATATTGGTGGTGGTATTGCTTCTAATTTTGGATTATTACCATATAATGCAGCATACGAACAACATAATAATGTTAATAAAACATATGAATTACATCCTAATCCTGGTAATATTAATTTATTTAATGGAAATGTAAATAATACATCTATTAGAAATGATACTATTTTTCAAAATAATAGAAATTTTATTCCTAATGGTAATCCAAGTATTATAAAAAGTAAAGAATTTATTGGTGAAATAAATGCTATGCAAAGTTATGATAATAATTTTAATAATTCTAGAATGGATGAATCTTTATTAAATGCATTTAAAAGCAATCCATACACTAAATCATTAAATAGTGTTGCATAATTTATTATATTTTATCCCATTATCTTTTCTCTCATATTTTAATTCATATTTTTATAAATTCTATTTAAATTTTGAAATAGAATTTATAACTTTTTTTAATTTATTTGGGAGAGAAAATTTAAAATAAAAAAATTTATATTTTAATTTCTCTCATATTTTAATTCATATTTTTATAAATTCTATTTTAATTTTGAAATAGAATTTTTATAAATATGGAATATATTCCATAGTATTATTATCATATATTGTTGCTTTAAAATTATCATTATATCCTTCTACATATACTTTATCTCCATTATATATATTATCACAACCTTGTTCGCTTAAACCATTTTTATTTTTAAAAAATATAGGCAATTTTATCATCGGATTTTTATCATTCATAGTATAAAAATTCCATTTATCTCTATTTGTTATTAATGGTTTTCCCATTAATGGTAAAATTAAATCTCCTTCTTTATCTCTTGTTAATATTCCTATTTGTCTATATGTTGTATTTATTGATTGAGTTTTTATATTTATTGGTATTTTATTCATATTTATATTTGTATCCATATATGTATTTCTATTTGTATTATTTATAATATAACGATCATCCCTTAAAGGAGCACTATATGGATTTAATAAAATATCATTTGTATTTAAACTATAAGAAGATGCAGGTAATGGATATAAATTATCTTGAAATAAATTATTATTATTATTATTATTATTATTATTATTATTATTATTATTATTATTATTATTAAAATTTGTTATATATGGATATAAATTATCTTGAAATAAATTATTATTATTATTTAAAATTGTAAATGAAGAATTTATATATAAATAAAATAATATAAATACAAATATAATAAAAATACAACTTAATAATGCTGTATTTTTTTTCATTATAAATATATTAATAATATATATAAATATATTTATTATTTACTTTATGGAAATCTTTGTTTTTTAATTTTCTCTTTATTAGTATTTTTATCTATTATACTATTTGAAGAATCTGATAAATTTTGTGAATCATCTTTATCTATATCTAATTTATTATTACTATTTTTTTTTATTTTAGTTGCATTATTACTAATCATATTTTTATCATTATTAAATTTATTATTATAATCACTATCATTTGTATTAGAAGAATTAATATTTTCAAGATTTTCAATATTTAAATTCTTAAATAAATAAAAAAAATAAAATAAATAAAATAAATAAAATGATAATAATAATATTATAAATATTATTAAATACACAATATTAATATTAAAATAAAATTTAAAATTAAATTTTTTTTTACTTTTATTTTTTATTTTATATTTATTTTTATTCATATTATTTATATAAAATATTATATTATAAAATGTTATAATATAATATTTTATAATATATTATTAACTATTATTTGATAGATTATTACTAAACAATTTTGTTAAATTTCCCATATCTATTTTACCAATTGCTCCCATAGCTTCATTTAATGCAGGTGTGATTTCTTTTAATCCATTTAATAATTCTTTTTGTTGTTTAACTAATTCTTTTGTATTATTAGACATAGATTGTATATTATTTTCTCCAATAATTTTTTCTAAATTATCATATGCTGCTTCCATTTTATCTGCTTTTCCTAATTGTTTAGTTATTTGTTCTTTATTTGGAATATTAAATAAACCAGGTTCTAATTTTAAATTTTCATAATTTTCATCATTCATATTATCTTTCATATTATCTTTCATATTATTTTTCATATCTTTTATATTTTTCATATTTTTCATATTTTTTGATTTTTGTTTATCATTATTTTCATTATCAGAATCGGAGTTATAATTATCAGAATCATTTTTTTTAATATCATTTAAATTATTATCTGTTTTATCATTTTCAAAATTTTCTTTTTTATTTTTATATCCTTCATTTATTGACATATTTTTTTTTAAAAAATATAAAATATAAGTAATTATTAAACTACCACTTAATACTATTGACATATTTTTATTATAATAATAAATAATTAAACACATTAAATAAAAAAAGAAAATTGTAACAAATTCTTCGTTTAATAAATATCCTAAAATAGTAATAAAAGTAATAAATGATATTAAATATAAAAAATATTTATTATTTGTTATATAACTATAATCTGATTTATTATATTTTTTTTTCATTATGATATTATTTATATTATATTATAATAATATAAATATTTGAATTTATTTAATTATTTTTATTCTTTTTTTAAATTCCTTTTTTTTTATTCTTTAAATTGTTTTAATATATTATTTTAATATATTTTCTAATTCGTTTATATCTTCTTTTATAATATTTATTTTATTTGTTATATCATTACTATCTTGCTCTATTTTCATTTTATAATCTTTATTTTTTAATAAATTTATATTTATTAATAAATTTTCCAATATTTTTAATTGTTTCATTTTTAAATTTAATTTGTGTTTAAAATAATTCTCCCTTTCTTTTAAATATTTATTCAATAATTCATCTAATTCAAAATTTAATTCTAAATCATTGGGTTTTTCTTTTAAAACTTTTTTTAATTCAATATATTCTTTTTTTATATTATTTATTTCTTTATTATTTAATTCTATTAAATCTTTTGTTATTTTATCCTCTTCATATATATCTAATGCTGTTTCTCCTATTTTTACTTTTTTCTCTGTTTTTTTTGTTTTATCTATTTTTTCTGTTTTTTCTGTTTTTTTTGTTTTATCTATTTTTTCTGTTTTTTCTGTTTTATTCATTTTATAATAATATTATTATAATATTATTATAATATTATTATAATATTATAATATTATTATAATAATATTATTATAATATTTTATAAAATATTTATTATATATTTTATAAAAATATAAATATATATATATATATATTATTTAGAAATGAATAGAACATTTATCGAACCTCTATTAATGGAAGACCATAATCGTTATGTAATGTTTCCTATTAAACATTATGATATATGGAAAATGTATAAAAAACAAGAAGATTTATTTTGGAGAGCCGAAGAAATTGATTTATCCAAAGATTATAAAGATTGGAATAAATTAACGGATGAAGAACGTCATTTTATTTCTATGATACTCGCTTTTTTTGCAGCAAGTGATGGTATAGTTCTTGAAAATTTAGCTATGCGTTTTATGTCGGAAATTCAATCAAGTGAAGCAAGAGCATTTTACGGCTTACAAATAGCTATGGAAAATATACATTCTATAACATATTCAACTTTAATTGATACATATATTAAAGATAAAATTCAAAAAGAAAAATTATTTAATGCTTTGCATGAATATGAATGTATTAAAAAAAAAGGTGATTGGGCTATTAAATGGATACATGATAAACGTTCAAATTTCGCCACTAGATTAGTAGCGTTTGCTTGTGTTGAAGGTATATTCTTTTCTGGTGCATTTTGTGCTATTTTTTGGTTAAAAAAAAGAGGATTACTACCCGGTTTAACTTTTTCTAATGAATTAATTAGTAGAGATGAAGCGTTACATACTGAATTTGCTATTTTATTACATAATAAATTAGAAATGCCTCTTAATAAAAAAAAAATACATGAAATTATTAAAGAAGCTGTTGAAATTGAAAAACAATTTATTATAAATGCTTTACCTTGTCGTTTAATTGGAATGAATCAAGAATTAATGAGTGAATATATTGAATTTGTTGCTAATAGATTATCTTTACAATTAAATGGAGATAAAATATATAATGCTAATAATCCGTTTGATTGGATGGAAAATATTAGTGTAGATACTAAAACTAATTTTTTCGAACATTTACCAAGTGCTTATTCATTAGCTACCAAATTACCAAATAAGGAAACCGCTTTTGAATTTAGTGATAATTTTTAAATATAAAAATAGATATAAAAATAGATATAAAAATAGATATAAAAATAGATATAAAAATAGATATAAAAATAGATATTTAAATAGATATAAAAATAGATATAAAAATAGATATAAAAATAGATATAAAAATAGATATAAAAATAGATATTTAAATAGATATAAAAATAGATATAAAAATAGATATAAAAATAGATATAAAAATAGATATAAAAATAGATATAAAAATGGATATAAAAATAAAATTTAAAATTATTTAATATGTGTGGAGTTTCTTTTATTTTATCTAAAAATAAAAATAATATTATTAAAAATATTTTCAATAGTCTTAAATTAATTCAAAATAGAGGTTATGATTCTATTGGTATATGTTATTATAATAATAATTTAAATAAATATGATATTATTAAAAATGCTGAAAATGAATGTTTTCACAAATTAGAACATTATTTTAATATTCATAATATTTATTCTTATGTTGCTTTAGGTCATACAAGATGGGCTACACATGGTAAAATTACTGAAAATAATTCACATCCACACATTTCTAATAATGGTAAAATTATATTAGTTCATAATGGTATTATTGATAATTTTATAGAAATAAAAAATATGTTAATTCTTAATAAATTTAAATTTTATAGTGATACTGATAGTGAAGTAATTGCTAATTTAATTGAATATTATATTTTATTTTTAAATTTATCGATTGAAGAAGCTATCAAAAAAATGAATGATATTTTAAAAGGAACTTGGGCTTTAATAATTGTTTATAAAGATTCACATGATACTTTTTATATTACTAAAAATAATTCTCCCTTATTATTTGGTTCTAATAATGAATATATTATTGCTACTTCTGAAATAAATGGTTTTGTAGATTTAATACATAATTATATTATATTGGATAATTTTGATATTATAAAAATAAATAATAATTCATATAATTCTATTAATAATAATATTATTAAATATAATTTTAAACAAATTGATATAGACCATTTTGCTAATATTAATAATCTTAATTATGATTTATATAATCATTGGATGCTTAAAGAAATTATGGAACAAAATATAACTATTGAAAAAGCTATTAAATTTGGTGAGAGAATTAATAATAATATTATTAAATTAGAAAGTTTAGAATATATTAAGAATAATTATTCTAATAAAATTCAATTCATTATTTTAATAGGTTGTGGAACTAGTTATAATGCTGCTTTATTAGCTGAAAATTATTTTAAAGAAATTAAATGTTTTATATCGGTTTCTTCTTTTAATGCTTGTGAATTTACAGAATATGATTTACCGAATGTTAATAATTATAAAAATATATTATGTATATTTTTAAGTCAATCAGGTGAAACTATAGATGTCTTTAATTCTTTACAAATATGTAAAAATAAGGGTTGTATAACTATGGGAATTATTAATATTACTGATTCTCTTATATCTCGTAATGTTGAATGTCGTGTTTATTTAAATGCAGGTATAGAAGTATCTGTTGCTTCAACTAAATCATTTACTTCTATGTCTATTGTTTTATCATTAGTTTCATTATGGTTTAATCAATTTTATAATAATAATTATTTAAATGAAGAAATACTTATATCTTTAAAAAGTTTACCGAATACTATTACAAGTACATTATTTGATTTTAAATTTATGAAAACGATAGAGAATTTAACAGAAAATATAATATTAAATAATATTAATAATATATTTATTTTAGGAAAAAATAAATTATATCCTATTGCAAATGAAGCCGCACTTAAAATTAAAGAGGTATCTTATATACATGCTGAAGGTTTTTCAGCTGGTTCTTTAAAACATGGACCTTTTGCATTATTAGATAATTCTAATTTATCTATTTTATTAATAGATTATAATGATATTATATCTTATAATAATTTAAAATCGACTTATTATGAAATTTTAGGAAGAGATACTAATTTATTTATTATTACTAATTCAAATGAAGTTATAAATGAATTAAATATAAATGAAAATAATTATTTATTATTATATAATTTAAATTATTATAATGAAATTTTATTTACTATATCATTTCAATATTTAGCTTATAAATTATCTATAAGAAAAAATATTAATCCAGATAAACCTCGTAATTTAGCAAAAGTTGTTACAGTTCATTAATATTTTTTTTTAAATCATTTTTTTAATATATATTTTTTAAAATCATTTTTTTAATATATATTTTTTTTTAAATCATTTTTTTTAATATATATTTTTTAAAATCATTTTTTTTAATATATATTTTTTAAAATCATTTTTTTAAATTATATATTTCTTTCTTTAAATCATTTTTTTAAATTATATATTTCTTTCTTTAAATCATTTTTTTAATATATATTTTTTCTTTAAATCATTTTTTTAAATTATAATAATTACTAAAAATTTTATTTTTATTATTAATTTTATTATTATTATTATTTAAAAATTTAAATACCCATCTATTCTGTTGTATTGTTTTTTCATATAAATTTATTTTTAATTTTTGTTCTTTTAAAATATCTTGATTATAAAATATTTCTTTATCTGGATTTATTAATGTTTTAAAAAATAATATATTAATCATATATTCATTTTGAATTATATGTGTTATTTTTGATAAATTTTCATGTTCTATATTTTTTTCTATTTTATATTTTAATTCTGTTATTGTATTTAAATTATCTATCATTTTATTTATTGCATAATTTTGGGGTTCTCTATTGTTTATTATTCTTATTGGATCATCATATAAATGTATTATATCATTTGAATTTATTACAAAAAAATTATTTCTATCTATTAATATATTATTTTTCAATACTTTCCTTTGCATTTCATTATCCTCTAACCCCCACCCCCAATTATTTGGAAAACCACCACATTTTTCAAAATCCTCTCCTATTATAGAAAATACTCCACCTAATGCAAAATCAAAACCATAAAAATGTTTAACTTTTCCTTTTGTTGTTTCATAATTTAATAAATTTTTTTTTGAAGGTAATATATCTATATCATTAAATACAAATGTTATATTTTTATAATCATTTGGATATTTTTCTTTTATTACTAAAAAACCTATATTTTTTGTACCCCCTCTATTAAATGGTTTCACATCTGTTTGATGTGAATAATATATTTCATAATCATTTATATCATAATCTTCCATTATATATTTCATATATATTGAAAAATGTGTTTTTTGTTGTTCTCTATTTCTATATGGAACTATAAATATTATTTTTGGTATTATACTCATAATTATATAATATTATATTATATTTATATTTAATATTATATTTATTTTATTAAATAAATTATTTTATATTTTATATTATATTTATTTTATTAAATTCATTATTTATTTAAAAAAATATTTAATTTATATATTTTATATATTTTATATATTTTATATATTTTTATTATGTATATTTTTTTAATATACATATAGGTATTAATTCCGTTTTATGTAATTCTAATTTTTTGTAACATTTATTAATTGTTACTTCTGAAATTTTACTTATATTATTTATTGTACTTTTTGGTATATTTAAATTACATATTTGAGATACAAAATAAATTATACCTCCTGCAATAGAATGGGGTGTATTTTCTGGAATTAAATTTTTATTTTCTATTTTAGTAGCTATAAATTTACATAAATTTGTTAATTCATTATTTATATTTAATTTACTACAATATCTCTCTATAAATGTTAAAGGCGTCGTTTTATTCAAATTTATTATATTATTATCATTTATATTATTATTCATATTATTATGTTCTATCTCATTTATAATTGATAAAGCATTTTTACATCCTTTTGTTGCACTTGTATTATCCAAATTAAATATATCTGCTATTTCTTTTGCTGTTCTTGAATAATTATTTACACGACAAGATATATATATTGATGCTGCTATTATTCCATCTCTATTTAAACCACGAAAAGTTTTTGCCTCTGATATTTGTTTATGATAACGCATAGCATCATCTATTATCATTTTTGGTATTCCCGCATTTTGACTTATTATTGTTATTAATTGAAATTCATCATATTGCGATTTTTCTTTATATGGCATAGATTGCCAATCTGTATATCTTTTTATTTTATGCATCTCATAACTCGTTTTTCCAGGACATAATACTTTACAACTATATGATGACTCCTTTAATAATGGATTTATTGGCATTCCACAACGAGTAGGATCACTCCCTTGATTATCATCTGCACCATAAAAACGCCATTCTGCTGATTGATCTAAATTATCTTTATAAATTATACCACATTTATTATTCGGACATGTCCAAAAACTATCATCTCCTACAAATAAAGTTGTTTTACAATTTAAACAAGTCTCTTTCTTTATAGCATTTAATATATTTTCTTTAGATAATTTCATTTCTAATGTTTCATTCGTTTCTAATACATCATTTCTATAAATACATTCTAATTTTTTTTTTGATTTAATATTATTATTTATATTATCATCTTCTAAAAATTCCTCATCAAATAAATTCCATATTTTTTTTATATCTATTTTATTCTTATTATCTTTATTTTTTTTTGTAGTCTTATTATTATCATATATTTTTAATTTTTCTATATCATTTATATTCATATTAAAATTCATATATATTTATTAAATTATATTTAAACTTATTTTTAAAATATTTATCAATTATTTTTTATATAATTTTTTTTTATTAAAAATATAATTTTAAAAATATAATTATATATTATAATGTCTAATTTATTTTTTCAAAATAATAATATTAATAAAGAAGATTTTGAAAATTTTATATTTAATGAATTAAAAGATTTTATTATTAACAATCATGAAATTAATAATATATATTTAAATAAAATAGAAAATTTACCATTTGAATATTCTGATATATGCAATATGATTTCTTTACATTCTGATACCGCTGTCTATCGTTTTAATTATACTAATATTTCATTAATTAAACCTATTGATAATAATCACGAAATTTGTATTGAATATAAATTCAAAAATATATTATTATTTTTAATATTAAATTGTATTTTAAATACTTTTTATACTAATGTTTTAGATATTCAAAATAAATCTAATCCACAAAATTTTCAAAATAAACCGAATCAGCAAAATCCGCAAAATCAGCAAAATCAGCAAAATCCGCAAAATCCGCAAAATCAGCAAAATCCGCAAAATCAGCAAAATCAGCAAAATCAGCAAAATCAGCAAAATCAACAAAAACAACAAAATCAACCTAATCAACCTAATCAACAAAATCAACCCAATCAACAAAATCAACAAAATCAACAAAATCAACAAAATCAACCCAATCAACCCAATCAACAAAATCAGGCGGAAAATATTGAAGAAAAACAAATTGGTGGGGATGATGAAGAAAAATTAGTAAATCCTGCAGATATAAACTTAGAAGAAGAAATAAATCCACAAGAAGTAATAAAACCAAAAGAAGAAATAAATCAGGAGGAAGAAGTAAAAATACAGGAAGAAATGAATCCAGAAGAACAAGCAAAAAAACAAGAACAAGCAAAAAAACAAGAAGAAGTAGAGAAACAAGAAATTAAAAAAGTGGATACTAAAACACAATCAAATTCAGAATTATTACATATTTCAATAATAAAAAAATTTATTGATAAATATTTATTTGATAAAAATAAATCAGTAATAAATACAATAAATATTTTTTGTGATAAATATTATTCAATTGAAATTTTTAAAAAAGTTAATAATATTTTTAGAAATGATGTTTTTAATAATTTAAATTATAACAATGAAAATATTAAAGGTTTTATTAATGAATTTAATAAATATACTATAAATTTAGAACTAAATAGAAAAATAGAATTATTTAATAATTATATTAATAATAATAATAATAATAATAATAATAATAATAATAATAATAATAATAATAATAATAATAATAATAAAAAATCTATAATTGATAATATTTTTAATATATTTACAAATTCTAAATCCAATATAAAAATATGTAAATATCTTGATTTAAATAATAATATATTTAATAATAATAAAGATAAAGAAGAAAGTATAAAAAAAATTATAATAGAAACAATAAATGAATATTATAATAAAAGAAATAAAATATATGTCGAAATAATTTTAAAATTATTTAAATTTAATAATAAAAAAATAGAATCTATAATATTTTATAATTATAATTATAATGATATATTAAGTATTATAAATAATTTGAAAAATATAATAGTAGAATTACATATAAATTTTTTAAATAGAATGTTAAATATATTTAATATAATAGAAGATATAATAAATAAAGAACAAATTAAAAATAATAATATAACTACAGGTGGTTTTAAAACTACTTTAAAAAAAAATAAAAATAAAATGAAAAATAAAAGTAAAATGAAAAATAAAAGTAAATTAATAAATTTTGAAAAATTAAATATAAAAAAAAATAATAAAATATTTAAATCAAAATCTAAAAGAAACACTACAAAAAAATTATATAATAATAAATTAAATTTATTCAAAACTAAATACGATGTTTATAATATGTATAATTATTAATTAATATTTTTAAGATATCTTAAAATATTTTAAGATATTTTAAGTTATTTTAAAAGTTATTTTAAGATATTTTAAGATTATTTAAGATATTGGTTTATAACCTATTATATTAGATGGATTACTTGTATCTGTAATAACATAATTTTTAGTTGATAAAGTCAAATTATTAATTCCAAATCTTAATATATCTCCATCTGTTAAATATACCATTCCTTTTACATCATTTGAAATTAAAAATTGAGTGAAATCTTTTAATTTAGGTAATGCAACATTATCTATATCATAAATATCATTTAATTGTAATACACCTAAATTATATTTTTGCCATTGATTACCAAATATAGTAGTAGTTGCATTATTATATAAATCTTCTACATTAGAATTTAAATTGGAAATAGAACTTTGACATTCTAAATTAATAATATAATTATAAGAAATAGAAACCATAATAGTGCCTACTAATAAATACCAACATAATTTACCTATAATATATTTAATATTTACTAATTTATATAAATTTAAAATATCATCAGAATATGTATCATTTTCATCTTTATAAGGTTTTATTATATCATTTTCTAATAATGCTTCCAAATATTTATTAAAATCTTCTGATTTTTTACTTAATTCATTAATAAATTTACTTTTATTATTATTTATATTTAAAATTATTTGTTTCATATCTTCAATTTGGTCTTTATATATTCTATCATGATAATCATTAATTCCCATTATATATGTTATACCATAACCTATAGTATTTGAAAATGGTCTAATCCAACCATCAAATAATTCTAATATAAAATATAAAACACCAAATATTAATACGAGTGGTAATAATGTAGAACTTAATATTTCAAAAAAATTAATAGAATTATTAGAACATATACCTTTATAAATTAATGTATTAATATAAAACATTCCTCCAAAAATTAATAATACATAAATAAATATATAAATATTATTAGAAGAACTATCTTCTATTTGTTGGAAATTTTTATGTTCGGAAGAATTAATATTATATATCATTAAAATACCATAAATAATAGTTAAAATCATAAAATATATAATAGAAGTAATAGGTCCCGGTAAAATCGCCATTTATTTATATGTATAAATTTTTTAAAAAAAATAACTTCATTTATTAATATAATAAAATATGGATTTAAATAAATTAAATTATTTAAATTTTAATAATTTTAAAAATAATAATAAAAATGATATTGAAAAACAATTAAAACCTAATTTAATTGACCCTGGGGTTAAATATTATTTTAAATATATATTAAATGAATGTCATAATTATAAATTAAAAAATTATAATTTTTTTTATAATTTATTTTTATTTATTTTTTTTTGTATTATATTATTTATTGTTTTATATTCAAAATATAAAGGAGGAAGAACAAAAGAAGAAGAATATAAAAAATATATTAAAGATAAAGAATATATAATGTCTAAATTAGTATATTATAATAAAATGAATTTAGAAAATCAACAAAATATTAAAAATAATTTAATTACAAATATTCCAAATTATAGTAATAATGTTGAAGCCAACCTTTTATATAATAAAATGCAATTTTAAAATTATATTTTATATTTAATATTTTATATTTTATATTTATTATATTATAAATATAAAATATATCATATTATGAATATAAAAAATTATTATAATTTTTTAAAATATAATATATGATACAATATATAATAAAATAATATTGTTATTAAATAAAAAGATATTATAAATATATAAAATATAATTATTATAAAATAAAATATTATATTTTCAATATTTATTTTAATATTTTTTATAATTTGAATATTTTTTATATTTTTTATATTTTTTATAATTTGAATATTTTGAATATTTTTAATATTTTTTATAATTTGAATATTTTTAATATTTTTAATATTTTTAATATTTTTTATAATTTGAATATTTTGAATATTTTTAATATTTTTTATAATTTGAATATTTTTTATATAAAATTGTATTTTATAATATAATATTGTTATTAAATAAAAAGATATAATAAATATATAAAATAATATTATTTTTAAATAAATTATATTATTTTTTATATTTTTAATAATTATTATATTTTGAATATAATATTTTATTTTATAATAATAATTTTTAATAAATAAAAACATAATATATTTAATTTAAAATATATTTTTAATATATATTGATTTATAATAATAATAAAAAATATTATTATTATAATAATATGGAAAAATCAAAATTTATTTTTTTAAATGAAAAAGATAATTATGATAAATATTTAGAAGATTTAAAAAAGTATTATAATTTAAAAAAGAAATACAATAACCAAAAAGAAATAATAAAAAAAAATATATTTAATAATAATCCAAATATGTCTATTGAATTAAAAAAAAAATTATATAATCAAAATAAATTTAAATGTGTTAATTGTAAATTAGAAGGCGGAAATGTATTTATAGAAACTTCCGATTATTTAAAAGCAACTTGTGGTAATATTAATAAACCATGTAAATTAAATATAAATATAAAGAAATGGAATATTTTAAATTTATCGACTGAATTAGAGAGAAAAATGAATTTATTAAAAAATATAAAAAATAATATTACTATGACAAAATTAAATTTTTTATTTAATTTTATAGAAGAAGATAAAGCTATTGAATTATTTGAAAAACAAAAAAATGATTTAAATTTGTTACAAGAAAATTTTAATAATTTATTTTCTTTATATTATTATGTTGTAGATAATAAAGATAAAAATAATATTATAAATGATAAATTATTAGAACAATTTGAATATATAAAAGAATATAAAGAATATATAAATTTATATTTAAATAACAATAATACAAATTTTGATAAAAATAAGTATTTAAAAAATGCATTTGAAATATATACAACAAAATTAAAAAATATAGATAAAACAATTAGAGAGAATAGATATATTGAAAATATTTTAGATAAAAATACAAAATATAATATTAATACATTAATTCAAAATAAATATACTTTAAAAAATATGGAAATTATTTACCATTTAGAAAAATTAAAATTAAAATAGAATTTAAATAGAATTAAAATAGAATTTAAATAGAATTAAAATAGAATTAAAATAGAATTAAAATAGAATTAAAATAGAATTAAAATAGAATTAAAATAGAATTAAAATAGAATTAAAATAGAATTAAAATAGAATTAAAATAGAATTAAAATAGAATTAAAATAG